CTAATAGAGTAGAGAATCCGTCAAATGAACCTTCTCCATCTGCTCCTGCCCATATGTTCTGCTCATTCTTTTGTGCTACTTTAGAAGCAACATAAGAGATTAAGTAGTCTTGGAAAGAAGATGGTAAGTTGTCAAATGCAGAATATCCCATTTGGATTGCATCCCAATCAGAACGGAAATCTTTCTTACATAGTTCTAAGTTAACTTGTAGTTCCTTTGGTTCAAGGATTCTTTCAGTTAAAGTCAAAGTTGAAGTATCAGAAAAGTCGCAAGTACCATTTTTGGTAATTCCGTCTAATTCTAATCTTTTTACAACTTCTTTAAATTTTACATTTGGTCGGATAGTTAATCCACCATTTGCGATAGTGTTACCTGATAATAATGCAGCAGAAATATATTTCCCTGCTGATTCTCCAGCGTAAGTAGTAGTAATACTTGTAGTAGTAGCCATTGTTTACAATTTTTAATTAAATAACATTCTATTGACTCTTTGTTCAATAGTCATAGGTTGATTTAGGTTTGATAATAAATTCTTTTTAGTCTCTATCGAGTTCTCTGGAGAGTGTACAACTTCTTCTACATCCTCAGATAATTCAACTTCTTCTTGTTTTGATAACTCCTCTGGAATGTCTTTTACATCACCCATTGGCTTATCTTCGATCAACGCTTTGATCATAGAAAGTAGTTCTGCTTTTACTGCTGATAATTCATCAGAAGTAGCGTAACTCATAGAAGGTGCTTCAGCTTCCTCTTCGATTACAACCTCTTCTGCTGGTTCTTCAGCAAGTACAACCTCTTCTACTTCCTCTTTAACTTCTTCAGTTACTTCCTCTGTAGATAATTCTACTGACTCTTCAACTGCGATGTCTTCAACTTTCAATTCTTCCTTAGAAAGATTTAAAAGGTCTTTAACATTGTTAAGGATTTCTGTTGCTTTCATACTTATTGGTTTATATTAATATAACTATTTAAAAATTTACTGTCTTATTTTACTCTTCTGATTCCTTGTGAATCGAGCCTATACCTTGCTTCCAATAATCAGGTGATTTACACTTGCTATTGTTTTTATTCTTATCACACTTTATAGAATAAGTGTTTCTGCACTTGCAATATTTAGCTCTCATTGTCTATCTTTTTTAACTTGCTTATTGCCCAATTAACACCTGCTGAACCACCCCAACAATCCCACATTAAACCACCACAACCTTCTGAGTAAGGTACGTCTTTATGTTGCTGATGTCTTTTAAATGATGCCATTCTTGCAATAGTATCTCTGCTTAAAGGTTCTCTATTAGCTAATTGACTTGCTCTTGTCCATCCTACACTCGTACCACAAGAACTTCCGTTATCTTTCTTGTACTTCAATGCTCTTTTTGCATTATTTGTTGCACCTTGTGGATAATCACTATAAGATTTTAATTCTTGTTCTTTGTATTTTTTAGGTTTACTATGCACCCATCCTTTTTTATTATACTTATCGTGTTCCTCTTCATTCATTATCTTAACTTCATCACCAGTTTTAGGGTCATACATAAAGTGAGGATATTCTACTAACTCTTCTTTGAGCATATTCTTTATTTGCTCCAATACATCAGCAGCTTCTATCTCCTCAACATCCTCTACGTTATCGCTAAACATACCTTCTATACTTAATCCTAAGTATTTACCAGCTTTCACATCTTCCCATACCTCATCGTTATCTATCTTCATAGTAACTGCCCAAGCACCTTGTACTGCATTTAATCCGTATAGAGCAGTCTTGTCTTTATTAGGGTCTTCTACTATCCAAGATTCTATCACAGAAACACCACTTGTCATTTGGTCATCGTGTTCTAATGTTGCATTGTTTATTTTAAGACGTTTTAAGTATAGTTCAGAGGCTTTTCTCACAGTATCTTTAGAGAACACTATATTGTATTCGTAATCGCCTCTACGTCTGTATATCAGCTTATCTGGAACTAACGCAAGTCCAACGATAATTCTTTTATCAGAATCTATTGTTTTGAACTCTACTTTATGTTTGCTTAATGCAATAAAGTTTTCTTCTATCGCAGGAGACTCAACCAAAGAGATAGCTTCAATACCATCTTCTTCTCTTGACTCATCTATAAACAATTCTATTGTATCTAATCCTTCCATATTTAATTTCTTTATATTATGTTAACTTAACTTGTTATATTTTGTTTTATTTTAAGTACCTGCTTGACCTACAATCATACCATCTAACTGTTGTTGAGTAGTAACGTCTCTTGATACTACATAAGCCTTTAATGGTTTACCAAACTGTGCTTGTATAGCGTTTATAAGTAAGTTTTCACCAGACCTACCTACTATGTTAAACGAAGGCTCAGAGCGTTCAGAACCACCACTCGCTCCTCCTCCACCACCAACATTAACAGGTGTTGCTGCTGATGATGATTGATACTTTTGTCTTGCAATAGCTGCTACTTGTAGTAAACCACCTGCCATAGCTATACCTGCATTTACCTTAGCTCTTAATAACCCTGCATCTGGCGAAGCTGCATTAATAGGGTTGGCTAATGTATTTCTATAAGCAGAACTGGCAGCAGCATAAGTGTCAACTAAAGCATTGGATATATTAAATGCTTTTTGAGCATTAAATGCTTTCTTCTTTATAGCTTCTTGCCTAACTCTTAATCTCTCATCATTTTGAGCTATTTCATTTTGAATGCTTTTTCTTTGGTCGGCTGACAAACTTTCGTTGAGCAATCTATTGTTTAATTCTTCGTTTAAAATATTAGTTTTGTTTTGTTCAATAGTTAATTGCCTTTCAAATTCACCATCTACAAAGTCGGTAAGACCTGACATTATTGTTTGATAATTCTCTATAAATCTATCAATTTTTTCATAGAACTCTTCTTCTGGCTCTACAAATGTAGGTGTAATTACAAGTTCACCTGATGGTTTAGCAGTATCACTAATACCATCAAAATCTTCATCTGAAGTAACATCTGCAATACCTGCTATTTCATTGTAGTAAGACTCTACGAATTTACCTGCAAATTTCTCTCCAGAATCTTTACCTTTACCTTTAAATAACTCATCAAATAAATCTTCTTCATTTAATTGGTCAACAAGAGAATCTATTGATTTCTTACCCTTTGTTTCTATTTTATTGAAGTTATCTATTAACTTAAATCCTTGTTTTTCGTTTACTCTTAGGAAATCTCTTTGTAATTTTCTTCTTGCAGTACCTTGTTTCCCCTCGAGTTTTGCTTCAAACTCTTTTTTTCTTATCTCTAAGTCTTTTAATTTTAGTCCTTTTTCAGCTAAATCAGCATCAAGGTCAGCTCTCGCTTTACCTATTTTTTCATATTCGGCTTCTAATAATGTTTGTAAAGCCTGTGCTTTAGCTAATCTTTCTATTGCATCTATCTTATCGTCTATACGTTCAACACTATCTTTTGTAAGTTGATTGTTTTCATCTAATTTAAGATTTAAGTCTTTATATTCTAAATTAGCTTTATTAACTGCTTTATTAGCTTCTTCTGTCGATATAGTTCCTTCTGCTAATGCTTGTCTTAGTATTTTTAGATTAGAGCCAGATTTAGCTACAGTACCTGCAAAATCCCCTAAATCGTCTTCCGCCTTTTTAGTATTATTACTAAAGTAATCAAACGCAGCTATTATTCCTTGAAAAGCTATAAGAATACCAGCAGGACCTATTAATCCTTTAAGTAGCTTACCTATAGCCCCCAGAAAACCTACTGACTTACCTGTAGCAATATCAGTAGCCTTAGACATAAAGAACAAGTTAGAGGCTAATTGTTGTAAGTTATTGGCAACACCTCGAATACCATAAGGCATATCAGAAAAAACCCTACCGAGTTCAAGAGTAGCTGAAGTACTTGCACCAGCAGCTGTCTTAAAGCCTCCAACTGACTTCTCAAGTCTTTTGAATTGGTCTGTAGTTACTTTTACTTGACCATCCATTTTAAGTCTACTTGTAGTAAAGTTACCTAAAGAATTATTTAAATCCTTTATAGCTACACCAGACTTTATAATTTGGTTTTCAAAGTTTTTTAACGTAGCTGTTGCGCCACCTTTTTCAATTTGTATCTTTAAAAGTATTTTATTATCGTCTGCCATTTGTTAGTTTTTTTCTTTTTATATTTGTTCTTAACTCTCTGAAATTAGAAGGCATTTCATATAGTCCTTTAGCTATATTGACATCCTTATCTTCAATTAACCATTCGTTGTTTCTTAGTAATTCTAATGTTTCTCTTATCATTATTGATTTGTTGTTACTGTTATTGAACTTGAAAGATTTGATTCGTTACCAGATGCATCAAACGCACTTACTCTAACCGTATATGTTGTGCCTTGAGATAATCCTGTTACCTCATATGTTGTTACGTTACCTGCTGCAAGAATTATGTCTCCTTGATTTAAGTCTATATTATAACCTACAACACCAACATTATCTGTTGAAGCAGTCCAAGTTATTGAGAAACTTGTAGATGTTACTGAACCTTGTACTTCTTGTAAGTTAGTAGGAACAGTTGGTGCTTCAAAATCAATAGGAATATTAACGTAGTCGTTAATCAACTCTATCTCAGACTTACCTGTGTAGAAATCTGTCTCTATTGAGTTAATCTTGTAACTTTTACCTGAATAAACAAATCTATCTGCTAATGTGTATTTATATAATATTCTTAATGGTAAATAAGCACTTATCTTCTTTAACCTATTAGATTCGTCAAAAACATTTGAAATATAGTTTTTATGATAGTTGTTAAACAGTACATTCCTTGTAGTAACTAAATCCCATTCGTCCTTTTCAGCACTAAAGTTTAAAGATTGTCTGTCTTCTTCTTGAGTAGCTTGAAAATCTGAGTTAGAAGGTACATAATAAGATGAAATCTCTTTGTGGTCTTGAGCCTCGTTATTTCCATCTACATCATCAACAAAAGAAATAGTACCACCTGTAGTTAATGTTTTACGTGTCATATAGAAAATCAAAGGATTTCCAATATAACTATCTTGATTATCGTCAACACAAAACCCCCATTGTATATCAGTTAAAGCACTTGTATTTAAATCTATTAATCTTTCAAACTTCATATGCTCAAAAGGTATCTCACTTTTAAATATACCACTTGACAGAATAAGACCATCAGAGCCTTTATACTCTTCTTTACCCCAATCCTTGTTAAATAACTGTTCGTGTTGCTTTGCCAAGAAAGTTCCTAATCCTTTATAAGTATAAACTACCTCTCTAAAGGGTAATGCTGAATTTACTTGCGAGGAATTAACATCCACATATTTTGTTATGTCGTAAGGAGAACCTGCTGATGGATTATCATAAAATTCATCTAATGTTTTTACAACCATTTCACTTCCTTCAACGTATGCAACTAAGTTAAACATCTTAAATAATGATGTTAAGAAATCTAACACCTTCATCTTAGGTATTTGTTGTGTAATGTTAAAATTAATAGAAACAGGAATAGTAAAACTTGAACTTGTATAGTTTTCACTTACAAAAGAATTAATATCACTATTAAAATAAGAATAATTCCAAATAGCTCTATCAAAACCTATTGTCTGATTAGATGTTATTTGTATAGTATAAGATGAATTATTAGATACAGGTACAGATACATTGATTGTGCTTCCGATTATATTTGAAGCGTTATAGACATTTACACCATCCCTAAATACAACAACGGAATAAGGAACAGAGCTATATGTAGAGTTAACAGTAAGACTTAACTGTAAAACTTGATTAGAAAAATAATACCCATCATTTAATGTAAGAATACTATTCTCCATAAAACTTCCATTGTAAAGTGTGTAGTCTGTAAAATCATTTACAGAATAAGTAGATGATTCTAACTGCTCTCCACTTGTAACCTTGCCTTTAGTTCTGTGTAACCACATATATAAATTATCAAAAGAAGAATCTCCTCCTTTGAAGAAATCATTACTAAAGTTTAATCCGTATTTCTCTTCAATAGCCTTTATTATAACACTTAATCTTAAAGCGTATTTTAATTCGTTCCACTTAACTCCGTGTATATGTTGACCACCTCCTCCGTGCCAATGTAAGTCTCCAGTATTAGCCTCATCCGTAGTGGTATTACTATCATAATAAAGCCTTTGAGTATGCGTTATTAAAGGTATCTGTATTGCGTTAGGATAACGTATTCCATCAACAAACTTACCGTATTCAGATGTTGTTAAATATTTCTCTACAAAAGCAGGATTCCAAAGCAAATCAGTTCCATCTTGTTCTGTACTAAAGTTATCTAACCAAGACAAAGAAGATAATAAATCGTCTCCTAAAAGGTTTTTTAACGATATAGTGTTACCAAAGAAAGTTATTCTGTATGTATGAGCAGTATTGTTTTTTAAGTCAACCCCTTCAAGTTTAATGTAACCATTCTTAAAAGGTATAGAGTTAAGTTCTATATTTGCAGGTACTCTTATCCTCGCATCAAAACCATTCTGAATGTCATTATTATAAAAGTGTTTAAATATTTTATTATTTGGTTTACTTGCTGGTATAGAAAGTGTTTGAGAATACTCAGTAAACACTTTACTAATGTCTCTAACGTCTTTTATAGTGTCAGTAATAGTAACACTAATATCATCAAACATATCAACTCTTTGACCCTCTATGTATAATTGTACTTTTTGCATCTATCTAATGTTATTTATAGCATCGAATGAATTATCAAATTCTATTGTGTATTGTACTAATTTATCGTTTAAAGAAGTCTTGTAAGTAATGTCTGATGTCTTAACGTTAATTGGAAGTACTTGTGCTATACTATCAACTATGTTAGTAACCCATACTTTTTCAGATAGCATCATTTGTTTAAATACTTCGTTGTATTCTTCACTTAAAAAACCACTACTCAAAGTAACTGATTCTTTTCCTACTAAATTAAAATCTCTGTAAACGTGATTGCTTGAGTTATATGCCATATTTGAATCTAATATATTTGACTTATAAGATTCTTTAGTAACATTCATACTTTCAACAGACTTCTTAAAGAATATCATATCTTGTAAAGCACCATACTTATTTACAAACGTTACCTTTTTAGGTTCGTATTTACATTCTTCTAAAATCTCTATATTTATAGTTTTAATACCACTACTATCTGTAACAGTTATCTTGTCATTATTAAGGATAGAAATATATTCTATCTGTTCGTCACTTTGGTTTGAAGATAGGTAAGTTACTGTACTTACTAATTGACCATTTACATAATAACGAACTGTTGGACTTGTAATAGTATAAATAGGAATCTTAAAAGTATTGTCTTTTAAAACAGATAAGTTTCTATTTGTAATCATTATAGGATTTGATACATTGGCACTTTCTTCAAAATAGTTATAACCATCAAAAGCAATAAAACTCTCTCCATCATCTGACACCTCATTATTATCAGAATCATAAGCAAATAAAGATGTTGATACCCAAACTGCTTGACCATTATAATTACCATCAAATGTTGTATCTAAATAATCTCTTATTAATTCTGATATTTCAAAATATACTTCTTCTGTACCAGATTTACGAATATTGTAAGTTTCTGTTGATGGTTGAGAGGATGAAGAACCAGTCCAAATGAATAGTTTTAGTATTGCATAAGATAATGCACTATCATCAATAGATACATATTTCGGACTTCTTACGTTTATTATTGCCATTAGTTAATTGATTTTAATTTATTAAGGCTTAACAGTATATCCTTTCTGTAACCTTCTTTTAATATTGTTTTTATTTGTTCTTTAGTTTGTTCTTGTACTGCTTTAATAAATCCACTACCTTTGTAGCCAAACCTCTTAGAGATACCTCCTTCTTTGTTTTTAGGGTTTTCAGCATTAGATTTACCTGCTATACTTCTTGCTAAAACAAATCCTAAAGATTTCCAACTGCTTTCATACACCTTTCTAAATTGACCTTTCTTGTTTCTAAATAAAGGTCTCATTCCTTTTGACTTAGCCCATTCAGCTAACTCATCAGCCATCTTATAACCATACTTCCCTTTATTCTTTATACCATCAGATAAAGCATTTGCATACTGCTCTCCAAATAGGTATAACTCATTATCCTCAACCCTATACTTAAAAGACCTATCTAAATTACCAGAAGCCTTAAATCCATCATCTTTAGCTGCTTGTTTTAGATTCTTCTTTATTAGTTTACCAACCTCTTTTAATGCTAACTTTAGATTCTCTCCTTCCATTAGCAGATGCTTATGCCATTAGGAATCTCTATAGCTATATCTACACTCCAACCTGCTAATTCGTTGCTAAAACGCTCTTTAAATGGCTGTGCAGATGGTTGTGTCGTTACCTGATAATTCATTTCAAATAAATCACCCCTCATCAACTTCATTATTAAAGAGTTTATAACTTGAAACTGAGTGTTTAATACATCGTGCAAGTTATCATTGCCATAAAACAAGTCAAAATCAGACTTCTTAGTGTTGTAATCAACTATATCAGCACATAATACTTTTATATTGAATGTAACAGTCCTCTCTCCATAGGAGGCACTATCTATTAATAAGTGTGATAAAGGGAACATAGTAGTCTTATCTAAGTCTACATCTGCTAAATCTCCGTATGTAACAGTACTTACAGATGGATTAGTTAATAA